ATCTCAGGCTGGTTGAGATTGTTATGAGCCGAGTACCCAGTAAGTGTTGCTGGGATTGCTTCCTCAAGCCAGGAGTCAGCGACCACACCGTGGGGGACGTTAAACCTGTCGTCTTCCCTCAGGTCATCAAGACGAACAATCATTCGCTCGCATACCCAGGGGCACTTCTTAAGGTCTGTGTATCCAGGGGGGATGAGTAGGTCCCACGGGCAAACCCTGTTGTACGTTGGGTTGTCGTCAGGGCCTTCCTCAAACGACATCTGGTCGTCTGCCATGATTCTACGAAGCTGTCGCTGTTGCTCAGCAGTAAGGGCTCCGTCCTGCTCGTCTCCAGGCAGCGGCTTCTCTGGGCCACTGTCGTAGTCTTCCTCTGTGTAGAAGGAGCCACTCCCCTCGTAGCCAACCTTAGCCACACCTATGCCAAACAGGATGGTGTCTAAGACAACGCTGCGAGTTGTTCTGTTTCCGTCAATCTCATTCCAGATGTAATTCAAAGCAGTCTCTGCCACGCGAGCAGACTCTTTGTCACCGGGACGACGAGGCTTAACGTAAATATATGGGTTGGCTGAGATGACCCCAGGAATGATGGTGTTGGCGTTAGCCAAGAGGAAGTTGAAGTTAACCTCCTGCCCCTCTTCAAAGTGGAGACCGTCTGGCCCTCCAGCCCCTTCAGCCGAGTAGGCATGCTGGACAGAGCGCCAAATTGGGAGATGGTTTTCCTCAATAATCCTTTCTGACTCCTCGATCTTTTCGACCCAGGTTGAGATTTCTGAGGAAGACATCTGAATTTTTATATTTTCGTTTGGCATGGTTCCGATGGTACTTGACAAAACTTTCTGGTTAAACTCATATCCAGATCACGCGATAATGCGTTTGGAGGAACCATGACACTAGAGACGCCCATCGACAACTTTGAAGAAACCCTCGACGAGGATAATTCTGAAGAGATCGGTAGTGGAGCTGACGATGCCTATGGTGAAGAAGAGCATCTAGCTGACCAAGTTGAACCTGAGCAAGAAAGCGACGAGGATTCTTTCTGGGGTGGAAACCCTGAAGAGCTTCCTGAAGAACTGAAGTCTTCTTACAAGAACATGCAGGCTGCGTTCACTAAAAGAATGCAGCGAATGGCTACTCTTGAAAATAAGTACTTTGATTCTATCGACGCTGCCAATGCTGCCGTGCTTGCACGACAGGAAGCTCAAGCCCCCGTTGAGGAGGTTGAAGAGGATAGTCCTCCTGACCTTTCTCAGGGAGCAAAGCCTGAAGACGTAATCTCCTATTACGTTGAGAAGGAGGTTCAGAAAAGACTTGAAGCCTCTGGCATCAAGAACTTGGCCCAGGAGATGCAACCCGTTGCACATCGAGAGAGAGTTACAGGGGCTTACCGACAGTTTGCTTCCTCTGCTCCCAACCTCGATCACCAGAAGCTTGCGCCGCTGACAGGTCAGATCATTGATAATGATCCTGAACTTGCTGAGCTGGCACAGGTCAACCCCGCCGCTGCCATCCGTCTCGCTGCCCGTGTTGCACAGGCTGAGATGAAGGCAGTATCTACTAAACAAAAAAGTCGAAAGCGTCGTCAGGCTGCTCCTGTGTCGGCTCGTAGTGGAACCGTTGTTAAGCCTAGGCGAGAGTCTATGCTTGATGCAGCCACCAGAGCCCTCAAAGAAGCTGGCTTGAATCCAGACAATTTCTAACTAGATAAGGAAATATCGTGGCAAATCCAACAGCTACTATTACTTGGAACCGGGTCTACTCGACTACCGCAGCGGCAGAACGCGCTTCGGTAGCGATGGAGATCGTTCAGGCTAACCCTCTCCTCTGGCACATGTACCGCCAGGGCGCAGTCATCTACGAGGGAGGCACTGAGTGTCGTGTCCCCGTGGTCCTCACCGAGTCGCAGAACATTGGTGCCATTGGCACTTATGAGACTTTCTCTACCACTGCGGAAGACGGTCCTACCAAGGCCCGCTACCCCAACTGGTACAAGAACCGCGCTTCGATGGTCATTGACAACACTGAGCTTGCTCAGAACCGTGGCAAGTACCAGATCGTTAACCTCCTTCAGGCCAAGCAGGCGATTTCTAAGATCAGCATGATCAACGATCTCGCTCGTCAGCTTTACGCTGATGGTGGTGCTGGAACGGCTACCCCTAAGGAGATCAATGGTCTCCAGTCGATGCTTGAGTTTGATATTCCGACTAACCAAGCCAAGGTCGTTGGTGGTATTGACAAGGCTGGTTTTGCCGAGTGGCGCAACCAGTACGGCGCAATCACTGCGTTCGGCACTGATGGTCTAGACGTTTGGGAAGAGGTCTACATGAACTGCTCTAAGAAGGGCACTCATCCTGACATCATGCTGACGGACCCGCAGGTCTACCGATTCTTCAAGCGACTCGTTGCTCCTAATCAGGAAGAGCGAGACATCGCGATGTGGAACCAGGGCTTTGAGAACCTGCTCTTCAACGGAACCCCCGTGGTCCCCGATGAGGAACTCTCAGGAACTGGCAAGACCTTCTTCTTGACGACCAGTGGAAAGCGCGGAGTCACCGACTTCAACCTGAAGCCGGAATACTTTGAGGTTCCCGGAAAGAACCCGCTTGTTCAGGGTAAGGGCACGGCCATTGGCCTTCAGCTCGCCATCCTGTCTTCGGACGACTTCCGTCAGACTGAGTTCCTCACGCCGCCTAACAGCGATGTGATTCTCAGCCATACCTACTTCACCTCGATGCTGGTTGCGTCGTCGTTGTCCCGTCAGGGCTGCGTCGATTTCTCTGGCGCGATTCAGTTTTAAGCTAAGAGAGGGATACTAAAATGTCTGATTTTATGTTTGGTGGTTCAGCTCTTACGCTGGATGTTGGTGTTCGGAACCAGACGGCGGGTGCCGTCTCTCAGGGAGACATTATTCAGATTGATCTGACTTCTGCCTCTGAGGACGGTTTTGACGCAGTTGAGTGCCAGAGTGGTGACACAGCTACTGGGAACCACTCTGTTACTGGTGCTGTCCTTGCTCCTGCTGGTCTTTCGATTGGCGTGGGAGATAACTGCATTGTCCGCGTTATGGGCAAGGCCAAGGCCAAGGCAGAGACCGGAGCTGTCTATGCGGTCGGAGAGATCTGCGCTCCCTCTGACGGCGCGATGACCCTTGCGGCCTCTGCGGCTCCTGCGCTCGGCGCTTATTCTGCCGCAGACCTCAAAGCCAAGGCTGTCGCTCTTGAAGCGGTCGGTGGTGGCGGAGCGGATGCTGGTCAGCTTATTGATGTATGGATGAAGGGTCTTCCCCTCTAAACAACGTGTGTCAGGTGGGGGGCTTCGGCCCCCTGCCTTACCCATTTAGGAGATTAGAATTATGGCTGTTGCAGCACACGTTAGCCGGGTAGCGAAAGACTATACGCCCTTCGGTTATTCAATTATGGAATCGGCGGTTGGCGATTCAACCACAGCGGTTGGTTCAGGAGGAGGCGGCGCACCGTTGGCGCTGTTTGATGATGCCCCGGCTTGGGTTGAATCCGTTTACATTATGTCTCCCGATGGGTACGTATCGGGAACAGACGACGGGGCCAACAACTGGGAAGTGTCTTTCGCTGCGATTGACGCTAGCGGAGGTATGACTCTGATTGCTTCGTGGTCTTCTTGGGACGGCGCAGCGGGGGTTGACTTGACCTCTTTAATTCGGCAGGAGGTTGGCATCGTACAGCGTGAGATCCCTTCGGGGACCACTTTACTCTGTCAGGTGTCTGAAAACGGCGTCCCGAACGCGGACCTTAGTATTACGATTTTTGTCCGATACCGCCGCAAGGCTTAGTCTAAAACTCACCCACTCTAGGAGGGTCGTTCGTGAACCTTTCGGAACTCAGAACGGCTCTCCAAGAGCGGCGTGAGGACTACTCAGCCTCCGACGCTAAACTCAATCGCCGGATTAATCAGGCGTACCTAGACATCTGCTCTAGGCGTAAGTGGGGATGGCTTCGCAGGGAATACACTGCGAACACCTACGCAAGCGCTACGATCACAGGGTCTGGCCCTCCTGGCCTCCCTACGGGCTTGAACCCACCGACTGCGATCACAACTACGAACGGGACCAAAGAGGTTAGTCTTGGGGGAGACCTTGCCGACACTGAGAAGCTTCTCGGCAAGAGAATCCTCATTGATAGTGCCTTCTATACAGTCATAGATATGAACTCGGCGGGGACCACTCTGTTCTTAGACAGGGTCTACACGGGCAAGGATTACCCAGACTCCACAACGGACCCTCTGAACTGGGACTATGGAAGCATCAAGGTGATCTACGACGAAGTAGCCCTCCCACTGGGCACAGAGTCAATCGTTGAGTCCTCCCTCTTCACAGGCTTTACCTCCTACGCTCTAAACCTAGAGGCTATCCAGCCAGCCACGATGTCCATGCGTGACAAGGATGTCTCTGGTCAGCCCACTGCTTGCTCTGTCATAGAGAAGAAGCCTCTCTACAGGCCGCGCAACAAACTCACCCTGGCAGAGAGCTTCACCCCTGGTGGGGACCTCACCCTGCTCTCCACCTACAAGTATTGGTACAGCTTCTACGACCAGAAGACTGGGGCCGAGTCTTCTCTAAGTGAGCCATCTAGCCTGACGCTTACTTCTACCAACGGAACGATTACAGTCTCTGGGGTTACGGCTCGCATGGACTACGTGCTTCGCATCTACAGGAGCACCGCCAATGGGTCTGTCCCGTACCTTATAAGCGACACCCTTGAGCGGTCTGCCCTGGTTGTTGACGAAGAGGCGGATGACTACTTAGGCACCAGAGGCCCTGACAGCGCCTCTACTATGTTCCTGACTCTCTACCCATACCCAGACTCCACCTACCAAGTTCACACGCTCCTGATGATGGAAGCTCTCAGGCTTGATGACGACGATGACCGTCCGATGTTTGACTCAGGCTACTCGACCACTCTTCTTGATGGCGCTGAGATGCTGATGCTCAATGCAGAGGATGAGCAGGCTAGGGCTAACGCTGTTCAGCGACGTTACGAGACAGGCATCCAGAGGATGATCATGCAAGACAGGCTCAACTTCCAGCAGCGTGTCTTGATTGGGAGAGGCGGGCGAAGGGTTGTAGGCAAGGGGACTTGGCTGTACAGCTCAGGCTCTGACGATAGTAACTTCAGGGCTTAGCCGATGTCTAAAGCCAGAGGAAAGCTACAGGCTTTTGAAGCTGTAAATGTTGCGGGTTTAGACACTCGTATCTGGCAGGGGAAGGGCTCTGCTGGAGCGATTGATGGGGTTGAGTTCTCTCTGAGGGGTGAGATCGTAAAAGCTTTTGGCTATCAGAGGCTTCTTACTTGGGAGAAAAAAGTAGAGGAGGGGTCGAAGTCTAAGGTCAAGGTTGAGGTAAATCCCCTTAAGGGCTTTGAAGTCCTTACGCTAGGGACGTTCACCTGGGGAGGCAGCACAGAGATTGTCGTTGCCTACTGGGTCCCTCCGTACACGGTTGGTCTGACGGATTCAAAGCGAGGCAAGGTCTTCATCGCCGCACTTGAGACAGACCGCCTTAAGGTTATCTACAGCTACTTCCTTGGGAAGACGAAGCCGAGACCAAACAAGTACCCAAGGTTTATTGACGCTGGTCCTTACCTAGTCATAACCATTGACGGGATGAAGCCTCGTAAGTGGGATGGTCGCTTGCTTACAATGATGGGGATTCACGTAGTCCCTGAGCCTGTTCAGGCTGCTGCAATAGTTGGCACGGCAGACAAGCGGGCTAAGCCCTCATATAAGCCGACTGAGGTTGGTGACTTCTGGGAGTCTCATTCGTTTGGTCAGGACGACGCTACAGCAGCAGAGCTTCAATACTTCCAGACCTTCCTGAACATGTACGGACAGGAGTCAAACCTGTCTGCTGTGTCTAACAGGCTTGTCCTTAAGGACTACCTGATGGTTGACGCAAAGAGGTCGTTCGTTCCAATGGGGGCGATAGCCTATAGTCAAACTGGTAGGACCGACACACTCCAGCTCCCTCCAGCCCCAGGACAACCGGGTCCAGTCGGCACAGCAGCCTCCAACATGGGAGTGACCACAGAGGGTAGCTATTCGACAAACGGCACCGGCACCAGCTTGCCGATGGTTACAAGGAACGAAGACGCTGCAAACTTTCGCCTTGTAGCTTTCTTAGACCTAGGAGACCCACCTCCTCAGGTAGACATCACCCATAGGCTTATCTACAGAAGCGTTGGTAGCCAAGCCCCAACAGCCCTTCCGCGCAAGCTGGGAGTAGGATCAAACACTCACTTCGACGTAAGGAGGGTTGTAGCCTCCTCTGTTACGCCTGCGCCAGGACCAGGGGAGAACAACCCCCCGCCTCCAGCAAGATGGGCCTTCACGTTTAGAGGCCGCGTTTATTACAGAGGAGAGGACTCTGTCCTCTACTACTCAAAGCTAAACTTTCCAGAGGCTGTGTCTGCGACAAACTTCATTGAGATCAACACTAATGATGGTGATGAGATTACGGCTTGGGGCGCTGCTCAAGACTACGCGATTGTCTTTAAGAGAAAGAGCGCCTACCTCTTAACGCACGACAAGACGGAAGAGCCGATCATAACTCCCCTGCAAAGCACCTTTGGTGCGATCACAGACAGGGCTGTCATTAGCTACGACAACAACACTTACTTCCTGTCGGACATTGGCTTCCACCTGTTTGACGGGTCCAGCTTCAAGAGACTCTCTGCCGTACTAGACGAGAAGGTTAGGCAGCTTCCTGTGCATACGAGGGAGGCAGCAACAGTCTTTCCAGACAGAGCCAACAATAGGGTCTACATCTCTGTAAACGGCAACCCTGGTGTAGAGAACAATGAGGTCTGGGCTATCCACACAGACAGCGGGGCGTTCACGGTAATAGACAATCGGTCAGTGGTAGCTGCTGTTCCTTACAAGGGAGAGGTTGTTATCGCCTCTAACGAGGACTCAGACGGAGAGCCAAACCTGTTTCTATGGGGCACTGGTTACGAGGTTGACGGGACTGCGTTTACGGGGAGCTATTCAACAGAGTGGCTTGAGCTTAAGAATCCGCACAGCGACAAGAGGTTCTACAAGCTTCTGATGTACTTCGTTCAAACAGGAGACATCACGATGACAGTCTCTTGGTACGTAGACTGGGACGACAGGACCTCTGTTGGATCCTCTACCTTCACGCTTAAGGCTGACGACGCTCTCTGCTGGGACGACGCCACAAAGACTTGGAGCACTGACTACAAGTGGGATGAGAGGCGTCTGGTGAGCAAGTTTGTTGACCTTAAGGAGACGCTCAGCGGAACCGCTCAGGACATTACAGCTAAGTCTGTTCGCTTTGAGTTTAAGACGACTGCCACTGACACTCCCTTTAGGCTTGTTGGTTGGCAGGTTGTTGCTGATGACTACGGCGAGCGTGCAGAGGGGACAGCGAAGCGTGATTGATCGGATGCTAGACAGGCTCTACAGGGCTGTTAACGACTCCGACGTTGGCATTCCTTCCTCTGTTCTTAACGGAGATATGCTTCGCGCAGTAAACATGGCCCTCTCTCGCGTTGGAGGGGCTAAGGTTAAGAAGTTGGATGACGTAGCTCAGATTAGGAGGGCTCTTATGTTTCTTGAAAGGGAGCAAGAATGAAGTACGTCGTCAAAGAGCCGCCAAAGTCAGCGCATGTAGTAGATGCTGAGAAGCTTATGCGTGAATTCAATCGCGCTATGGGGGTTGCGTATCAGGACGTTGACCAGAACAACGTCTCCAATGCGTCGATAAAGAGGACTGACATCGCCAGCCCGATGCTTCAGCCTGAGGTATCTACAAGCATAATAGCTAGGGCTGAGGTTACGAGTATCGGGACGACGATAGAACCCTACTTTGTGATACAGGGGATAGGACAAACTATGGACGTTCCCACGGAGACAACCAGCGGGGACTACGAAGAGCGGACGGAGAATAAGTTCTGGCAGTACATTGAGAGTGCTCCCGGCAACAAATTGACCCTAGACAGCATGAGCCTTTCCACAGCGACAGAGCTTACTGTTATCTCCAATGGTCAGATTCTCGTGGCTGACGAAGACCCAGGCTCTCCTGATGATGGTGTGTACAGAAACTCTATCTACGACATTCGCATTCTCGACAACGGGATGCCTCTCGACTCTGTCTGTACGGTCTCCGTAGAGACCAACAATGGGTTCGTTCCGTTTCATGCTTCGGTGCGGAAGTTGTTCACTGCGGGGGACCATGAGTTTCGCGTTCAGATACGGGATAGGTCCAGTGGTAAGGGGTATTCTTCGGTTGGAAGCACCGTTATCTGTGCCTATGGGTTTACCCGGTAATGGCTGGCCTCACCAACCTGATTGTCCCTGGAGGAGGGGTTGACGCGGCTGAGGTTGCGGACAACTTCAACGCCTTAAAGTCGGCAGTGAACGGGCTAAGAGATGAAAGCTTTGAGCCAGGGACGCTCAACTCTAGGCATCTATTAGATCAAGCGGCCTCTACCCCCAGCCTCCCCTTCAAGAGCATGTACCGAACGGAGTTCGGGGCGACCAACATCGTCAAGACGGGCTACGGAGAGCTGATGAAGCTGTCTTCCAGCAACCCCAGCCTTCCGCTCTACGGAGAGGAGGCTCTTGTCTTTGTCTTTGCAGAGCTTGAGGTTTACAACACAGCGGTGAACTCTTCCGTCATTGGGATGATGGCAGCAGACGATATGTACGAACTTCGCCTTGAGTTTGCCCAGGGGTTTGGGTCTCTACCTAGCACTTGGAGTTCGTACCTGAACGTAACAACTAGGTACATCACGCCAGGAAGTCTCTCAGTCCCTGCTGAGGTTGGGAATGTCACCCTTTTTGGGGTAGCTAAAGTAGCCGCATCAAGCACTGTCTTCGACGCTCGCGTTACTGCTGGGTCCTTTACCTATGCAG